GCAGGCCCGGCTTCTCCGATACGCCGATGACCTCGAAGCGCGCCCCGCGCGCCGACGGAGCGAAGGATTTCGGCCGCTCCGGCAAGCGCGATTTCGGCCCCGGCGGCACGCCGTCGCAAGCCCACGTGAAACAGACGCACGGCTCGGGCTCGGGCCTCGGCCGGATCGACAACGCGCGCCGCGAAGCCTGATGGACGCGCTCTCCAGCTTCCTCGGCCGCGAGCTGATCAAGGCGATGGCCGAGAAGCGCGAAGCGCATATGCGGGTGCTGCTCGCCGGCCAGGCGGTCGATTATCCGGACTATCGCGCGCGCTCCAGCTATTTGCGCGCGCTTGCCGACATCGAGCAAATGATCAAAGACGTCGATCTCGACGACGACAGGAGACCTCATGGCGCTTTTGGCCGCGATGCGGATGGTCCACGACGAGCCGCCGGATAAGGTGATCTGGCGCGAAGTCGGCCCGCTCGACCAGATCGAAGTGGTCGGCCAGTACGTCTTGGTCTGCGCCTATATCCGCCCGGCCACCCGGACCATCGGCGGGATCGAGATTCCGGAGACCGCGACCGAGGAGGACCGCTACCAGGGCCGGGTCGGCATGGTGCTGAAGCTCGGCCATACCGCGTTCAAGGACACCGAACGGCCTCCGGTCGATTTCGGCGGCTTCCGTTGCGAGCCGGGGCAATGGATCGTCTATCGCCCGAGCGACGGAATCCGGTTCCAGATCGGCAAGCGGGATTGCCGCCTGATCGCCGACGTGCATGTCAAGATGCGCCTCGGCACCCCCGATGAGGTCTATTGAGATGGCGCGCGAATCGTCCGACCCGGACCAGGTGTCCTATTTCTCCGATTCCGGCGAGGACGCGCCGCTGCCGCCGGCCCGCGACGTCGTGGTCGGCGGACCGAAAGAGCCGCCGGCGGCGCCGAAGGTCCCGACCCAGGCCGAGCGCAACGCCGAGCGCGACCGCCGCGCCGGCGAGATCGCTTCGCCCGCGCCGCGCGCGCCGCCCAATCCGCCGCCGGCCGGCCCGGTCACGCCCGATCCGCGCGACGATCCGTCGAACGAATTGCGCCGCCAGCTCGACCAGCAGCGCGGCGCGACCGAGCGCGCCGAGCGCGCCGCGCGCGATGCGATGGCCAGGGCGCAGCAGGCCGAATCGCGGGTCGGCCAGGCCAACGTGCATATGGTCGGCTCGGCGATCGAGGCCGCCAGCCGCGCTTCCGACCAGGCGCGGGCGCAGTTTCAGGCCTGTCTCGACGCCGGCGACCATCGCGGCGCCGCCGACGCCCAGATCGCGCTCGCCGACGCGCGCGCCAATCTCCTGCGCCTGCAGGAGCAGAAGGCGATCATCGAAGAGGACGCCAAGCGCCCGCCGCCGCCGCTGCCGCCGGCCCAGCAGGGCTTCGACGCCCAGGCGGCGATGAACAACATCCTCTCCGAGCTGCAACGCACCGGCCAGACCCGCTCGGCGCAATGGGTGCGCGAGCATCCGGAAATGGTCTCGACCCGCGAGGCGATCAATCGCATCGACGGCGCGCACGGCTATGCCGTCAACAACCTCAAGCTGACGCCCGAATCGGACGAATATTTCGCCAAGATGGAGGAGATGCTGGGGCTGCGCGAGGCGCCGCGGGCGAACTATCGCCAGCCGGAGGCGAGGCCGCCCAACCCGGCGGCGCGGCCCTCGGCCCCGGCCAATCCCGGCGCGCCGTCCTATCGCACCGGCGAGACGCGCCAGCATCACGTCCATCTGACGCCGGAGATGCGCGAGCACGCGCACAACGTGCTCGGGATGACCGACGAGGAATACGCGCAGGAATTGTCGCGCGCCTATGACGAAGGCAAGCTCCTGTCGGTGAGGCTGTCCTAATGACCGAAGAACGCAGCGCCTTCCGCGCCGGCTATCGCGACGAAGAGGATCTGGTGCGGCCGGTCGGCGGCGTCGACCACATGGAGCGGGCGCGCAAGCGCATCGCCGAATTGCGCGCCACTTACGGCGACGAGGACGAGGATTCCGCCGGCGACGCCTTCATCGACAAATGGTTCGCCGAGGCGCCGCCCGGCTGGACCTACGAGTGGAAGACGCACTCGGTGTGGAACAAAGAATATCCGCAATATATGAACAACTTGTACCGCAAGGGCTGGCAGTCCGTTCCGGCATCACGACATCGTGATCTGACCTTCCCCGAATATGACGGCGAGTCGATCATCATCGACGGCATGATCCTGATGGAGCGGCCGAAGGAGCTCACCGACCGGCAGCGCATCCGCGATTTCCGCAAGGCCGTCGACCAGATGAAATTCTCCGAGCAGAAGCTGACCGAGGCCCCGCCCGGCACCGCGCCGCGCGACATCCATCCGCGCACCTTGCCGCGGGTCAGCTCGCATACCGGACCCGCCATTCCGGATTGAGCTTGGGCGCCGGCTTGACTTTCCGAAACGCGAGCGGTTTATTCCGGCCGTCCACCGATCTCCGCGCGGCGCTCGCGCGGGCCAAAGATCGCCAAGGACAGCCCTGTCATCAAAGGCGCTCTGAGATGACGAACCCCCCAACGGACTCGGTGTCCGGAAGGATTCGTCATGAACACTCTCGCGCCTCTCGGCTTCGCTGACAGCCACCGCCTCGGCGCCGCGCCCAACTATCAGCTCTCCCGCCGCTGGATCTCGCCCTCCAATCCGACCCCGATCTTTCAGGGCGATCCGATCGTGCAGCTGTCGACCGGCTTCATCGCCCAGGCGACCCCCGGCGCGACCCAGGTCGGCGGCATCTTCCTCGGCTGCGAATGGATGAGCATCGGCCAGCGCAAGATGACCGGCCGCAACATGTGGCCGGGCACCGACGCCGTCGCCGGCCTCAATGTCCAGGCCAGGATCATCGACGATCCGCTGACGGTGTTCCGGGCTCAGGCCAACGGCCAGCTCACTTTCTCGATGATCGGCCTCAACTGCCAGTTCGTGATCGGAACCGGCAACCAGATCACCGGCATGTCCGGAGCGATGATCGACGTCGTGACCACCCCGCCGGCCGCGACCGCCACCTTCCCGTTCCGCATCATCGACCTCATCACCGATCCGCCCGGCGCGAACGGGACCGACCAGACCTCGCCGTACAGCATGGCTCTGGTCACCTTCAACAACCAAGATTTCAAGAGCTTGACGGGCATCTGAGGCGGATACGCCCGGAGGGAGATAGACCATGGCTGTTTCGGTCGCCGCCGCCTACGACCTGCTCTTTCCGGGGCTGCGCAAGGTTGCGGGCGAGTACAAGGATCTCGACCGCATCTATCCGAAAATCTTCCACGTCGATAAGTCGTTCATGTCGGTGGAGCGCACCGCATCGATGCGCTTCCTCGGCCTGGCGGCGCTGAAGAACGAAGGCGGGCCGACCAACTTCGACAATCAGGCCGGCGAGCGCTACGTCTATAACCAATACCACAAGGAAATTGGGCTTGGTTATGCGTTCACCCGCAAGATGGTCGACGACAACCTGTACAAAAGGCAGTGGCGCCCATCCAATCTTGGCCTGCAAAAGTCCTTCAATCAGACCAAGGAAATCTACGGCGCGCAGATTCTCAACACCGCGACCGTGTTCGACCCGACCATTCTCGGCGACATGCAGCCGCTCTGCTCGCTGGTCCATCCGATCGACACCGGGGTCGTTCCCAACCGCTTCCCGGTCGACATGGACCTCAACGAAGCGAGCCTGCTCAACGCCCAAGCCTCGATCCGCGGCCTGTTCCGCGACAATGCCGGCCTGCGTATGCAGGCGCGCGCGCGCCGCCTGATCGTCCCGATCGCGCTGGAGCCGATCGCGATCCGGCTGCTCAAGACCGTCCTGCGTCCCGGCACCAGCGACAACGACGTCAACGCCATCCTCGAGACCTCGGGCGGCATCCCCGACGGGCATCTGGTCCACGACTACCTGACCTCGCCGACCGCCTGGTTCATTCTCACCGACCAGGAAGGCCTGCTCTATCTCCAGCGCATCGCCTTCGAGATGGACATGCAGGTCGATTTTACCACCGATAACCTGTTGGTTAAGGGATACGAGCGCTACAGCTTCGGATATTTTGACTTCCGGGCGATCTGGGGCTCGTTCCCGACGCAGTAAGGGCCAGAGATGGGACAATCTGCTTTCACCGGCCCGATCATCTCGCTTGGCGGCTTCGCCGGCGGTCCGGGCGGAAGCGCGCCGGCCGAATATTCGACTGAGATCGGGCCGTCGATCTTCTGGCAGGGCCTCGGCCTGCTCGCGCCGGGAATCGGCTCGAAAGACCAGAAGGGCATGGGCGCGATTCCGTCCCTGTTCCTGTCGACGACCGTCCTCGCTCTGTCCCAGGTCATCCAGGCCGCCGGACTGGCGCTGACCACCGCCGCCAACGCCGTCAGCGGAACGCCGTTTCCGCTCGCGCCGGCGTTCGCCGCCGGGCGCTCGCCGGGCGCGCCCTACGGCGGCCAGAGCGGCACCGCGATCGAGACCGCTTTCGCCGTCGGCGCCACCACCGCCAACAGCCCGGTGGTCGCCGTCGCCGCCAACGACGCCTGGCGCTTCTCGGCCGGCCAGTTCGTCTCGATCGGCGGCGCGGGACCCGCCGGGACGATGCTGTTCGCCAAGATCAACAGCGTCGGCGGCACGTCGCTCAACGTCAGCCCCGCTCCGGCGGTGTCGCAAGCCGCGGCGGCGATCGGCTCTTTCGCCGGCGACTGGACCAGCTACGGCTTCACCCTGCCGGTCAATTATTCTCCGTTCATGAATGGCGGCGCAGGCCGGTTCCTCTTGCCGGACTGTGGCTGCGCTCGCGGCGTCGGCGTCACGGGCGTCGCGGGCGGCGCCGCGGGCGCGGTCCTGATCCAGGGCCTCGATCTCTACATGCGCCCGCAGAGCGAGATCATCAGCGTCGCCGCCGGCGCCGGCACCACCTATGGCCGCAAGACGTACAAGATGCTGTTGGCGGCCACGCCGCAATTCTCGTCGGCCAACAACTATGTCGTGGTCACGTCGGACCTGATCGGCCTGCCGATCGCGGTGGTGCCGAACGAGCCGGTTCCGGTGGTCACCGAGGCGGGGACGGCGCGCACCGGCGATCCGCTGCAATATGCCGACCTCACCAATCCGGCGACCACTTCGACCGGCGATCCGCGCGGCGCGATCCAGCTCTCCGCCGCCGGACCGAACACCGCGACCGGCGCGACGCCCGATGGCGTGTCCCGCTTCGTCATTGTAATGACCCTGAATCCGGCGCAAGTTCTGGGCGCCAACCAGTTCAACCCGGGCACGCTGTTCGGCGTCGCCCCGGTTTAAGGAGAGCGCCATGCGAGGCGAATCGGATCGCGACTGCCGGGCCCGCGGCGGCACGGTCAATCGGAAGATCACACCCATCAAGAGCTTCAACGACCGGGGCGGCGAGCCGATCAAGGCGTTCGAGGGCGGGCGCTCGAAGAACAAGCCGGACGCCACGCTCAAGCGCGGCAAGGGGCCGTTGTTTCGCGCCCGCGGCGGCTCGACCGCCCCGGATGAGATGGAGCGGCGCGCCTATGGAGGCCGGTCGGGTCATGCCGATGGCGGCGCGGCTTTCGCCGATGGCGGCGCGGTGGCGCGCAAGCGCGGCGGCGCGGTCGAGGGCGATGCGGTGCGCAAGCCGCATATGGGTCGCGCCGGCCGCAAGGGCGGCGGCTCGGTCGGATCGGATAAGCGGCCGCTGACCTCGGCGGCGCTGCCGAAGAAGCCGAAGGGCCGCCACATCATGCCGAGAACCGAGGCGACGCCGTAGCTCCTGCCTCGAAGCGGGGCGTTTCCTTGTCGCTCGCCGCCCCAGCTGCAAGGCTCGGGCGGCGAAGTTTTTAGGAAGGACCGATGCGCCCGATTACCGTCACCGTGGGCCCGAACGCGGCGG